CTCGAGACACCCGGTTATACGAGAATCCTTAATATCGCCCCATGTATTTTCTTTGTTCATGAATCTCATCCTTAAGTTCTTTGATCCTACTCCTAAGGTACTGGATCCTAAGGTAAAGGTGAATCACAATGCAAATGCTAAGAAATGTGTTGACGTACTTCGGTCAATCCTCGGATTAATTCGATCACGTAGACGTGTTCTTGGTGGTAATGCTACTGATTTACTGTGCTCTTGGGCAAAACGTATCTTAGAGCTCTACCAGGCGGCACCTGATGAGTTCTGTTCTGTTCTTAAATCAACTGAGACTTGGTTCCGAGCCTTTATCTCTACCGGTGTTTCACATACCGGTTTGATTAAGGCTAAGTGATGATCAGAATCAAAAGGTTGCCCGCTTATCTTAGTGCCTATTTCAGCACTTTTCAAGGTGAAGGATAAGGAAAAACGGAGAATGGTAACTGTTATCGTTCTCTCAGTTCTTGGTGCGTTCCGGGTGGTTATTCTACCGGAGCCACTCTCTACCGAGTCTATCACGGCCGAGGGTCCTGTTCCTTTCTCTCTTGAAGTACTGGGTGATTATAAGACTGCACTTGCTAATTTAGGTTTCACTCCTGAACGATTTCAGGAGATTCTAGCTGCTGAGATCAAAAATCATAAGCATCATTTTACTTCATCATCTGGACCTAATGGTCCATCGATGATTACGGCAGGTCTTGATGCCAAGGCCGTCCTAAATGACCCATTGCTGTCTATCTTCATTTCAGATTTATGTAAAATGTTGGGGATGGATTATATCTGGAATGCATTGAAGATTTCTGCTCATAGTACGAAGACCGGACTTACTGAGAAGCTTAAACCAACTGGTGGTTTCCTTCAACATTCCCGTCTACATGTCATTTATGAGAAAGGTAATAAGTCACGAGTTATCGCAATGGCTGATTACTGGACTCAAGATGTCATGTCACCTGTTCATAAAGCATTATTTAAACTGTTAGAAGAGCTTCCTACTGATCATACTATGAATCAAGAGGCAGGCTTCGAATCAGTTCTTGCTCTCTGTAACAAACCGGGTATTGGTCAGGTATACTCATTAGATCTTTCTGCTGCTACCGATCGTCTCCCAATTTGGTGTCAAGGTGAGATCCTTTCTTACCTAACTGGAAATCCAAAATTTGGTGAAACATGAGCAAATGTGATGACGAATAGATCTTTCTATCTTCCCGCAGAAGAAACCTATTTCCGATACGCTGTTGGTCAACCAATGGGGATTAAGACCTCATTCGCTATGCTAGCACTCACTCACCACGTTATTGTTCAACTTTCAGCTATGGAAGCAGGGGAACGGTCATACCAAGATTATGCCATTTTAGGAGATGATATCGTTTTAGCAGAGGATAGAGTAGCTGATAATTATCGTTTCTTCATGGCAAGACTAGGTCTCAGTATTTCTGAACTTAAATCACTTGTTTCTAGATATGCTCCACATTCAGCCGAGTTTTGTAAACGGCTGATTGTCCATGGTGAGGAATGATCACCTGTCCCAGCTGGTATTCTGCAGAAGATGGGTAGAACCGGGAAATATGCCCCTCAAATGCAAAATATCCTCGAAACCCGAAATTTAACCGGGTCCGATTGAGAATTTTGGGATTTCATGCGTTTCACTTTAACTGGGTGGCATTTACGTGTTCTTGCTACAATGAATGGTATGCCAGGTACTGTCACAGGTCTCCGGCGACCGATCATTTCTCCACGACATCCATACTGCTCTATGTATTTCCAATCCTTTGAGCATAATATGCCAATTACAGATTGGGTACATGCATCAGAGTACTTACGTATCTGTATGGCTGTCCGAGCTATGGCTGCGTCTATCCTATTTTGGAATGATGATTATTCTTCTGATGAGAATAAGATTCTAACCAAATACTTAGGGCATTCACAACCTGTGTTCAATCCTTTCCAACTTAAACACTATGATAAGACACCAATTACTAACGCTGATGGTACTGTTACCACATCAATGGTGCCGGTTACGGATCATAGCCATTATCCTGAGTTAATGCCTCAAGCATTTGCATTCAAGAACTTGGATGGATTACATCCATTGTTAAGTATTCTGTTCGAAGAGACGGAAATCTGTAGACGATTCGTTAACGAACTTGCAAGAACCTATAATGCACCAGCAGATCCTCTTCACCCTATTCCAGACGTACCGTTGGCTCAATATGGAGCGTTTTATAAACACTATCGTCTATCTCAACAGAAGGCGCTTATGAATGTAACTCGTGAGATTGATATCAAGACGGAAGGAGTTAGATCTCTCACACACATGTGGGAGGTTGTGCGTTTAATCCATGATTGAATGGATCCGAACACACCTAGAACTCTTTCTACAACGGTTAGACTACCTTTAGTACGTATTTATGCTACAATCACGGTCACACAAGGTTCGGATGATTCTCCTTCTTTAATCATCACACCAGCGGATATTGTTAACCGAGCACAAAATGCTGAACTTGAGTGGTCACAAGCCCTTAAAGATTATGGATTTACTCCAGAGATTTAATCTTGCACTAGAGTCTGTGGGTAATGAGTATAAAGCTCCTTACCGTACACAGAATCTAGTGATCCCAGACCAATTGGGCGTAGAGGAGTAGCTCTTGATATACTTCTCCACTGCCCTTATTGGACCTCTTCGAGGTCCATCCTTAACATTCCAGATCTAGTTTGATTGTCTAGAAAAGGGAGACTGTTTCCCGACCTAATCCGGAAACAGTATAATCAAAACAACTGGTT